ACACTTTTGCAACCGAAAGCGTAAGATAACGACTTTGCGGCCATAGCAGCGGCATCAGAGAGTTGTTCGTTTTGACAGGCTCTGGTGTTGAATCGGACAAGCATCTTGCCGATGAGGGGGAGCATGAAGGGCTCCTCAACCTCAGTAAAAAATCTCCTGGAAAGAAACGTGGCATGGCCATCCAGGGTGGGGCTCTTCGCTTTGAGAACCATTTTGAAATCAGCGACAGTTTTAATCCAATCTTTCAAATTCAGCCGCTTATTGAGTGCAGCCAAAAGATCGTCGCCCAGCACCAAAGCCTTTCCGCGTCTGCCCTGCAATTTGCAGGCAACAACAAACATAGTGACATTGTATGTTGAATTGCGGAAGGTTGTGTTGGTTGTGCCGGTAGCCAGCTGATACATAAGGTGAACCTTGACGCCGAAATCACGGTTCGTCAGGCTGTATACCTCGAGGTCGAGCATGAGTTGCCTGAACCAGGTTGGGAACCCGAGGACACGAAACCACCGGTCAGTGATTTCGGTCGCAACACGTTTGCGTTGCTCCCGGTCGTTGCGGCTGAAGTCGCCCTCAACAATTTCCCGAAAACGTTCGTCCTTGATGAAACTCGCCAGCTCTTTGTCATCCTTTTTGTATCCAAGGAGGACTTCGAGAATGCCACCGACCTTGAGACGTTCGCCATCCTGCTCATGGTCGAACAGGGCGCACAAACGTTCCATGGCGACCATCATTGCAGGTCCGGTGACGGCGTTGAAAACGTCGGTGCCAGCGTAAATGATGCGGCCAGCCGCGGTTTTGTCAAACCGCTTCCCGACTAAAGTTTCGATCTTAACAGATCCGTTTTTCTTCCTCAGTTCTGAGAGAGTCATTCGATCGCATGATTCCCATGCTGCTTCCATCCTTTGTCTCTTGCTCATGTCGAACTTGCGTAACCAGCGCTCTCTATCGATCTCGTTCTCATCCCAAGTGTCGAACAGTGAAGGCAATGCGTCGATGACCTCTGCGGCGTGTGCGCACATTTCATCGGACAAATCATCATTCACTCCACTTTGCATGAAGTTGGATCGTTTATTGACGGCAGCTAGGTATGAAACCGCATCGTTTGATGTAACGATGGGCACACAAGCCGAGTGGACAGGACCCGTCTGGTTGACAGGGTCTCGCAGGGACTCCAGGTCGGGAACATCGCGTTCGACGTGTTCAACTCTCACCTTCCACTCAATGTCTCGTTCTTGGACGAGGGTCAGCCTTCCCTCAAGCTCGAACACGGGGCGCTCCTCGTTGTAAGGAGTGCTCACGTTAACGGCCTGG